TGATTTGGTTGGAACGGAATTGGTTGCTTCTTATAAAGAGGGAGGATTGATATTTGAAAAACCTCAAGAATACTTTGAATATGATTATGATGGGGAAATGATTGGAATTGAAAATGCCAATATAGATATGTTGGTTACCCCAAATCATCGTTGTTTAGTTAAAAATCATAGAAAGGGCGATTGGCAAATAAAAGAAGCCCAAGAGATTGAAAATACTTGGGTTTATAGATTTAAGAAAACCTGTTCTTGGAATGGAGAAAAATATAGTAAAGAATGGGCAAGATTTTGGGGTTGGTATATTTCGGAAGGGTATGCCCGTAAAGGAAAAAAGGTTGGTTGGCAGGTAGTAATTACTCAATGTAAAAAAGAATTTTTTGATGATATTCGCAGCACATTAAAAAGTTGCGGGTTGATATTTAGAGAAGATAAGAGAAGCAATGGCGGTATAAATTTTGTAATTTCTGGTAATAAAAGATTAACTGATAAGTGCCTTTTATTGGGCAAATCCCATCAGAAATATATTTTTGATGAGTTGAGAAACGCTGATAAAACAGCTATTTATGAATTTTTGGAAGCATATTGGAATGGCGATGGGCACTATCCAAAAAACAATTACGATTACAAACGAGCGGAAACAAAGTCATTACAATTGGCGGATGATTTACAAGAAGTTATAGTAAAAATTGGTTATTCAGCAAATGTTAAAAAGATAAATGGAAGAAATTTATACAGCGTTTCTTGGTTGAATAAGAAATTCAATGAACCTCTTATAAGAAAGAATGATTATTATCGCATAAAATACAAAGGGAAAATTTATTGTGTGAAAGTTTCAAGTGGAATCGTATTTGTCAGAAGAAGTGGGAAACATTATTGGAGCGGTAATACATATCAACAGGCTCGTGATATAGCGTGGGAAATGTTAAGAAAAGACTTAGAAGGGCTTATAGTTTCCGCTAATGAATCACGGCTGGAAATGAAGATTAGAGTGTTAAATAGCACCGAAACAAGTTTGCTTCAGTTGAGAGGTTGGGAAGCGGTAGAAGCAGAACGAGGCAAGAGGAATGATTTTATAGTTCTTGATGAAGTGGCAAGTATGCGTAATTTCTGGGCTGGTTGGCACGAAGTATTAAGACCTACACTCACGGATACGAAAGGTGAAGCTCTTTTTATAAGCACTCCTTCCGGGTATAATCATTTCTACGACCTATGTAATCTTGAACTGACTGATAGCGATTATAAGAGTTTCAACTTTACAACTTACGATAACCCGCATATTCCGGTTGAAGAGATTGAGAAAGCGAAGAAAGAGTTGAGCAACGAGCAGTTTTTACAAGAGTATATGGCATCATTCCAGAAGACCGCTGGGTTGGTTTATAAGGAGTTTTCAAGAGATAAGCATCTTTACAGCGAACTGCCTGCGGGAGATTATATTCAGATAGCGGGAATAGATCCTGGTTTTGTTCATCCGGCAGCAGTATTAGATATTAAGATTGACCGGCACGATAATTGGTTTATTGAAGACGAGTGGAGTAAGACAGGTAGGACTGATGCCCAAATAGCTGATTATGTGGCGGCACTATTCTCTTCAAATCCAGTTTATCCAGACCCAGAGAATGCTGGATTCATTAAGGAATTGATTGACAGAGGGGTTAATGTCCGAGAAGTTATCAAGGGCAAGAATAGTGTGGTATCAGGAATAAGCAAGGTTAGGGAGATGCTTCTAACGGGACGATTGAAGGTAAATAAGAAATGCGTGAATACAATAGCGGGATTTGAAATGTATGTTTATGATGAAAAAACCGACAAAGAAATTCCTGTTAAAGAAAATGATGATGAAATGGACGCCTTGAGATATGCGGTTTTAATGCATAATGTGAGTCCTGAAGTTAGCAAGAAAATCAGGGAACAATTTGACATCAGTGAAGCAAGAATAAGACAGGATACCTGCGAATAGTTGCAAAGAAGTTAAAAGTATGATAGAATGTATTTAATAAATTACTTTTTATAATTAAAACCGGCGACAATGAATTGCAGGAAAAAATAAGTGAAATTATAAGGCGAGTTGAAACCAACTTTAATACAGGCCAGACACAGATTAGCGAACATGTTAATTTCTCGTTGAAAGACACCCTGAATAAGATTGACGCTTACATAAACTCAATCCACACTTCGGGGAAGTTTGATACTTTACAGCGACCAAAGCCATTTTTTAATATAGTTACTGCGGCAAGAAATATCTGGATGAGGGCGACTGATATTGATCGCAAAAATATAAGGATTAAAGCATCAAAAGCCGAGGATTATCTTTTGGCTTTTTTGGCGTCTATACACCTTTCGGAGTGGATGAAGAAAGGTTTTGGGACATTCCTGAATGATTGGGGAAGAACTCTTGCTACCTATGGCTCGGCAATTGTTAAGTTTGTAGAAAAGGACGGAGAGTTAAGTTCAGAGGTCATCCCTTGGAATAGGCTTATCGTGGATGCGGTGGATTTTGATGCCAACCCTGTTATAGAAAAACTTTATCTTACTCCCTCCCAATTAAGACAATCCGCCTATGATCAAGAAATGGTTGAAGCGTTGATTGAGAACTCCAAGACGACCCGAAAGATAGGCGCTGGACAACAGAAGGACAATCTGTCCGACTTCATAGAAGTTTATGAACTTCACGGCAAACTGCCCCTTTCCTACCTGACGGATGACGAGGACGATGAGAAGACCTACCAACAGCAAATGCACGTAGTTTCGTTCTCCGGACAAAAGGGCAAGAATGACGACTTTACGCTTTACTCAGGAAGGGAGAAACAAAACCCTTATGTGATTACTCACTTGATTAAAGAAGACGGACGGACTTTGGGCATAGGAGCTGTTGAGCATCTGTTTGAAGCTCAATGGATGGTTAATCACACTGCCAAAATGATTAAAGACCATTTAGATTTGGCTTCTAAAATGTTTTTTCAAACAGCAGATCCTAATTTTTTGGGAAAAAATAATCTATTTGTAGAAACTGGAGCTATTTTTACTCATTCACAAGGCAACCCCCTTACCCAAGTTAACAACAAACCTGACATCGTAGCGATGCAATCATTCGGGCAACAATGGGAAGGAATAGCCAAACAGATTTCAGGTACACCAGAAGCCGTAAGAGGCGAGACAATGCCTTCAGGAACCCCTTATTCGTTGGGGGCGCTTCTAAGCCAGCAAGCAGGCGGACTCTTTGAACTCATGACCGAGAACAAAGGACTTGCTCTTGAAGATATGCTTCGTAAATTCATCATTCCCCACCTGAAAAAGAAAATGGATACTTCAGAGGAGATTGCGGCTACGCTTGAGGGGTATCAGATTAAACAACTAGACAAGGCATTTATTCCCAAAGAAGTTATTAAACAATCAAACCAAAAGATTAAGGAAGACATCTTAAGCGGTAGGATAGCCGAGCAACCCGATATGATGGCTATACAATCGCAAATTCAGGGTCAATTAAACGAAACAGGTAATCAGAGGTTCATCAAGCCATCAGAGATAAGCACCAAGAAGTGGAAAGAGGTATTCAAAGATTTAGAGTGGGAAGTTGAGTGCGAGATAACCAATGAAGCACAAGATAAACAGGCAGTTATGCAGACACTTTCAACAGTCCTTCAAACCATCGCGGGCAACCCGATGATTCTTCAAGACCCGAATGCACGACTAATCTTTAACAGAATCTTGGAGACGGCGGGTAATGTGTCGCCTATTGAACTTAATCAAGCAGAAGCAACTCCTCAACCTCAACAACCAGTCGCCCCTGTTAACGGCGGGCAACAAATGGTCGGGACTGGAAGATTACAACCTGAACCAGCAATGTAATATGCCGTTTATAAAGATTAAAAGTGGCAAAGATAAAGGAAAATACAAGTCGCCAAGTGGAAGGATTTTTACTGAAAAACAGGTAAAGATGTATTATGCTACGAGTGGTTTTAAGAAGATAAGAAGATGAAAAAGTGGAAAAGGATAGTGGATAATAAAATGCGATGGCACGGGGATATTGATGAAGATAAAAAGATAATTCGTATCAATAAATCCAAGAAAAAGAATAAACGAAAGGGGGAGATTATAGATACAATAGTCCACGAGGAAACGCATAGGCAACATCCTAAAATGCACGAAAAAACAGTTAGGAAAGAAACTAAGAAGAAGTTAAAAAAAATGAGTATTGCACAAGCAAGAAAATTATATTCAAAATACAAATGATTAAAGTTTGTGTCGGTGTGGCAGTAGGCGAGTTCGTCAGGACACAGACAGTCGGGACTTTGGTCTCCCTCTTCAAAGCGCATCCGACTATGGGATTTATCCTTGAATCAAGTGTTCTTATCCACGATAATCGGAATAAAATCGTTGAAAAAGCACTTGAAGGAGATTATACCCACTTGTTCTTCGTAGATAGCGATATGGTTTTCAAACCCGATGTTCTTGATAAACTTGTAGCCGCGGATAAGGACATTATAGGCGCGATGTATAACCGAAGATGCGGGAAGTTGAATGAAACAGTAGTGGATACGAGATATGATAATGGTTTACCCAACAAACCCTTCAGAAACTTCAACGCCGGAACGGGATGTCTTCTGATAAAAATGGATGTCTTCAGGAAAGTCCCCAGACCTTGGTTCTTCTTTGGGACGGAGCAGAACCCAAAGGGAGAGGATATTTACTTTACAGAAAAAGCGAGAGGGTTGGGAGTTGAGGTATGGATTTATCCGGGACTTGATATAAAACACACGGGAGAATGGAATTACTAATATGATTAAAGTTTTAGTCGGAGTTATCGCCGCCAAGGATATAGCGGTAAAAACAGTTCAGAC